CTAGGTTATGTTCCTTTATTGTGCTTGTCAATTATTCTCCCCTTTATTTTAAAAGTTCTTCTGTGTCAGCAACAAACTTCTCACAAGTCTGCTTCTTAATTGTCAGCTCGTTAATTTTTATCCCAAGTCTTACACTACGATTTCCTAGAGTTTTCTTAAATCTTGGCATAGCCTTTTCTAAAGAAGGCTCACTATAATAGATATATAGTGCGTCCTCGAATGGAGAATTATTCAGCTCATTCAATTCATCTTTCTTCAAAGTTCTCCTGCCACGAAAGAAATTGTCACGCTTTTCTGAAACAATACTATCTTCGATAGGTTCATTAAGGTTATAAACCACTCTCTTAGTAGTGTTATCTCCATCTTGTTTCAAAATATACGTTTTCTGCTTTTCTATGGCATTAAACACAATTTCTTCAATTTTGATATTTCCTTCTACAATACTTATCTTGTAAACATAGATTTTCACTTCTTTTTCTGTCATACTTCTTTTACCTCAACTATTCCTGAATCCACATAGTCTTTTAGCACTCTGTGATAACCGTCGTCTCCTAGTGAGATAATAATATCTCCTTCCTCGTCCACATACCCTTTTACCCAGATTTCAGACTTATTTTCCATTTTAACCTACCTCTAGCATTTCTACCACTTCTTCGTATGGTGTCTCAGTCACAAAAGAGAAGGTAAACCGTTCTCCTGCAAACTTGATCTTCACGCTTGTTTCAGTATCGTGCTTTTTCACTTCGTACATTTCAAGCGAACTCTTAGCAAATTCATTCTTGTAATTCCCAATCCGTACTGGCTCTTTTGCCTTGTCAGACTTCTTCTTACCTTTTTCATCTTCACTTGCTACTACTTCGATAGTGTAGCTATCCTTTCCTGATAGCAAAGTAACAAGTTCTCCCTCTCTGGTTTTCCCTTTTAGTTCCATGTTATAGCCCCTTTTCTAATTTTTTGTATAAGTTCAAGCACTTCTTACACAAGTGTTTTTCCTCAACACCTTCAATATTGATACTCTCAAACTCTGTAGTGTATTGACTGTATTTTTTACATAAAGACCAGTTGTTTATAAGATTATCGTCACAAACTGCAAAAGCATGAGATTTCGCATTGCCATGAATATAGCCTGTGTTATTATTTTCTGCACTTGCCATAGGCAACTGCCATACAATGTTATCTTGTGTTATAGGTTGTTTCATAGCTACTCCTTTTACAGCTCCTTTGCTTCCACCTTGTCAAGCTCTGCGACAACTATTCCCACTTCGTCATAGTTGCTTGCTTCCTGACTGACTGCGTTTCTTGCTTGTTCTAGCGTTGAGAAAGAGCCGATAAGCTCTTTTTTCTTCAATCTGCCAAAGACATTATAAAGCGTTCCTGTTGCGTTATATACTTTCATTATCTCCTAACCTTCTACTAACTTAATCTTGCTACCGTCTGCAAGTTCAATTTCATCTTCGGTAGTTTGCAATAAGTCAACAAAAGCCAATGCTTCGCTACTCATTCCATCTTCCAAATATCCCAACCATGCTTCAAACACGTCTAGGTCATGTTCTTCTAAAAAGCTGTTCATTGCTTCTACTGTTGCTTCGTCAGTATCAACATACCAACGCTCGTTTTTCTTGTCATAAGTTCCTTTTACTACTAGTTCCATTTTCTTTCTCCTTATCGTCCTAATAACTTAGCATTTTCATAGATATTACCTACGACTGAGTGGTAGGTAGTGCAATCAATCAAGTCAGCAGTATATCCGTGTTCCTCGTTTTCTACTGCCATGAACTTACCGTCTTTGTAGATAACGTACAGGTAAACAAGCTCGTCTCCACTTTCGCTTAGGTCAGCAAGAATATCTCCTTCAAAGATTTCTACACCTTTTTTGTCAAACAAGCCTGTTGATTGCATAAGGTATTCTTCGTCAATCGTCCAACCAATTAAGTGATTGCATGAAAGTTTTTTGCTATCGTTAGCATAAACATTGTTATTCCAAATAATCAATTCATCACTAGCAAACATCTTTTGTTCATGTTTATCCCACGCTCTAAATTTCAAATTTTTCATTTTATATACCTCTGTTCTTGTTTTATGATTATATTATACACCCTTTCTTAGAGAGTGTCAAGAGTTTTTATTATTTTTTTGTGTTTTTATCTTATGTTTTTGTGTTGCGCCTTTGGTAACTGCAATTTTCCCCTATATTCAACAAAAAACAGCGTACAAGTACGCTGTTTTCTGTTTATAGCATGAATATACTTTTTAGAAAGGAACTATATTAGTTTTCTTTCTTTTTGTAAGCCAATGCACCCAAACCTAGTACGCCTAGACCTGCGATAGCAAGAGCTGTGCTTGCTTCTGAGCCTGTATTTGGCAACTGTTTAGTTGCTACTGTTTGTGTAGCAGGTTGTTGACCTTGTGGTTTTTGAGGTTGTTCTGGTGTCTTAGGAGCTTCCTGTGGAGCTTCTGGCTTCACTTTTTCATAAACACGGACTGTAACCCCTTTTGGATCTTCCACGTTCTTAGAATCTTTAGGAGCAGGTTTGTAGCCTTCAATTTCTTTAAATGGTTTAGTTCCATCTTCTTGTGGTGCTACTGGATTGCCTTCTGTGTCGATATGGATTGTAACAGGTTTCTGTACTTCACGGTAAACGTAAGTTACAACTGTCTTACCTTCTACAACTTTACCTTTTTCAGCCCCTTCTGAACGGACAAGCTCATAAGTCACGCCATCTTTTGTGATGGTTACTGGTTTGTGGTCTGTAGTGTCATAGTCTGAACCAACTTTAGCACCTACTGTATCTGCTACTGGCTCTTTCAATACAGTTCTTGAAGCGTCATCTTTAACGTAACGTACTTCTACATTACCTTTCTTGATAACGTTATAAACACGAACTGTTTCGCCTTTTGGATTTACTACATTTTTAGAATCTTTAGGAGCTGGCTCATAACCATCAATAGTCTTAAATGGTTTAGTACCATCTTCTTTAGGAGCAACTGGTTTCCCATTTGTATCAATGTGAATTGTAGTTGGTTTTTCAACTGGCGCTGGAACTGGTGTAGGTTTTTCAACTGGTTTAGGAGTTGGAGTTGGAACTGGTGTAGGAGTAGGAGTTGGTTTAGGAGTTGGTTTTTCAACTGGTTTTTCAACTGGTTTTGGTGCTTCCTTCAACTTATAGACATAAGTGATGGTTTCAGTTCCGTTAGGGATTTTAGTTGGATCAACTTTGTCTTGTTTAATGAACGTATAAGTTTTACCTTCAAACGTGATTTCGTTAGGGTGTGTCAACTTAACTGTTTCATCTACTGGTTTTTCGCCTGTGTTTGTCTTAGGTGCAATTTCTTTTCCACCTTCTTCAATAAACACTTGTACGATTGAACCTTTTTTAACCTTATCAGCATTGTTTGTAGCTTTTGGTTTATTTACTGTGTATGAAACAAGATGGTAGTTTACTGTTGGAGCTTCTTTAGGGCTAGAGAAGTTTTCATTAACTGGTGCAGGTAGTTTTGAATGATAATCCATCAAGTTTTGAGTTGGATCAATAGCTTTAGCTCCATATTCTCCCAACTTTAATTTTCTAGTGTTTTCTGTAAATTTGCTACCACCATTAACAAAGGTATCAGATAATGTTTTTGTATCATCAACCCCATAGTGAAGGTTATAAGGTTTATTATCTGTTGTTGGAGCTGTTTTAATTTCACTTGCTTTAAGGTTAAGAGTAGGATACCATTTAGTATTCACAAATTTAGAAGCCAATTCTTTAGAATCAATAGCTTTACCAGAAGCGTCAAGGTAGTTCCATGTACTTAAAACATCAAACTCTTTACCGTTATTCATAACTTCGCTTGCTTTACCCAAACCACCAAAGATATAGTTAGAAAGAACTGAACCTGTACGGTCTGCCAAAAGTGCCACTTTCCCTTTTGCTCCTACAGGAGAACCTTTTAGAGTTAGGGAACGTTCAACTGTTTTAATTCCTAACTTACCAAGTTCAGAATCCCCTGCAACGTTCACTTTATAAGTGATAGTTTCTCCATCATTTACCAAGATAGGGACTACTTTAAGTGATGAACGGTCTTTAAGAGAGTTGTGTGTACCACCAAATACGTTCCCACCTGCATACTTCATAGTGATTTCTTTAGGAGCTGTACCGATAGCAGAATCTAAAACAGCAACCGTTGGATCAATTTTATCTGCGTTGAACTCACTAGGTGCGTTCAAATAACGTACTGTACCCTTGCTTGACGTGAACTCGCCATAGCTAGTTTGACCTTTGTTATAAGCGTCATCGCCCATTTCACGCAAGCCATCAGCAGTAGTGTCATAGATTTTTCCTTCTTGATTTAGCTTATCAATAGTTTCTTGACGTTTCTTGTCGCCTGCTTGTGATTGTGCTTGATAGTCTTTTACTTGTTTTTCGATTTCTGCTTTTTGGTCGGCTACGTCTTTTTTAGCTTGTGCTTCAATCTTCTTAGCTTCATCTTCTGTGTTAGCAACACCAAGGTTTTTAGTTGGTTCAGCATTAACTTTCAACCCTGCTTCTTTTGCCTTGTTTGCTGTTTCAGTCAATCCTTCATCAACCGTTACAGTCTTGCTTTCGTTTGCTGTAGCTGTAGTATTTGGAGTTGCTGTTGTTGGTGCTGTTGCTTCATCTGCCGAAACTCCATTAGCACCGAGGAAAAATGCTCCTGTAAGCGCAATTCCACAAACTAGTCCAATACTACTTTTACGAATATAGCCATGACCTTTAACATTTTCTGTTTTCTTCATTATTTGTTTTACCCTTTCTTTTCTTGATTAGAGGGCGCTGTTCATGAACAAACGCCCAATAACCTATAAATACAAATTTATATTAGTCTTTTTTCTTTTTAAGGCTTGCACCTGCTAGAGACAACATTCCTACACCTGCCATTACAAGGGCAACTGAGGCTGTTGAACCTGTGTTCGGAAGAACTTTTGCTGTTGGTTTAGCAACTGCTTTTTTAGCTACAGCTACAGGGTGTACTTCTGATGAAACAGAGACTTCATGAGCTTTAGCTTCAACCTTGCCAACTTGTGGTTTTTGTGCTTTCAAAGTGATTTTAGCTACTTTTACTGCTTCTGGCTTAACTTCATTTGTTGTAGAGCCTAGTTTAGTAGGTTGCAATTTATCTTCTTTAGCACTTGAAGAACCGTTAGAGCCTGTTGTTGATTTAATTTCAGCAGATTTCTTAGCAACTTCTTTACCGTCAATAGTAACAACTGTTGTTACTGTTCCGTTACCAGTTACTTCAAATTCAAGAGTGTAGTTGCCATCAGCAAGTTTTTCTGAAAAGCCAACTTTACCATCTTTGATAGCAAGGTCTTTAGTAGTTGCACCTTTAAGCGTTGCTTTAGTAACAGTCACACCGTTACCACCAACTGTTACTTTAACAGTTTGCATTTCGCCTTTAGTTACTTTTTCAACTGTTGTAGCTGTGATTTGTTCTTTAATCTTTTGACTACGAACATCATTAGGGATCAATTCTCCGTTTTGTTCAGCAAGATAGATATTTGGGTGTCCTACTTTAATCATTTCCTGATTAGCTCTTGAACTAGCGTCACCATAGACAATACTCATAAATGTCTTAGCGTGTTGTTTAGCCCAATCAGCGATAGAACCATCATAAGTTTCATCTGGCATTTTCCAATCATCTGTCAACTGCATTACGATTGCTGTTGCGCTCTTGTCACGAACTTCATCAAACAAGTTCTCAAATTCTTGCATTCCTTGTTTTCCTTTGAAGTCGTAAATGAGTTTGTTCTTCACAAGTTCGTTTTGCCATCTACCACCGTTGAAATAGTTGTTTTTATTAGGTTTAATGACTTCAAGAATGTCTAACAATTCCTTTTTAGTCATTAGACGTGAAACAGGACGGTCATAGTCAGCCTCTCCTGTTGTGTAATATGAACCTGAGTTGTTAGTCTCATAAAATGCCAACATAACTTTATCTTGGTCGTTCATACTTTCTGCGATAGTCGTTAAATCTTCCAAGATTTGTTTTTTAGTTCCACTTACTGTTGAACCAGAACCATCAATAGCCACTAGGAAGTTACGAGGTTTAGCTTCGTTAGTTACTTTTGTAGCTGTTTTAGTTGCAAAAGCTAGGTTTCCTGTGACTTTACCTGCTTGTCCTGCTTGTCCTTCAACATTCAACTTACCAGAAATGTTACCTGCTGTGTTGTCTTTAACTTTGAAGGTATAAACAAGTTTGTATTCTCCTACTTCATCAAGTGCTTTAGAAGAATCAATTTTGCCATTGGCAAAGACTGTTTCTTTCCCAGAAGGAGATACCAACTTAACTGAAACAATTTCAGCGCTACCAGTATTTGCTAGGTTTCCACTCCATTTGCTTCCTGCTTTTTCATTCTTAACAGCAAGTGTTTGAGTGTATGTTCCGTCAGCGTTCTTAGTTGCTGTTGAGCCACTTACAAGTTCTGCTTTTGCATTTTTGTTAGCTTCATTCACTTTAGCGTTGTTTTCACGGATCGCTTTGTTTTTAGTTTCTGCGTCAGCAAGTGCTTTTGCAATTTTAGCTTTTGCGTCAGCAAGAGCTTTTTGTGCGTCCTTTGCGTCAACTACAGTTTCGCCTTCTACAGTAACGTTTACGCCTTTAGCTTTTGCGTCTGCTACAGCTTTATTCAATTCAGCGCTTACTGTTTTTTGTTGAGCTACAATTTGATTAAGAGCCTTTTCAGCTTCTTCAACTTGTTTTGAGAAGGTTTCAATATCGCCATCTTTAAGGTCAATAGTTTTCACACCTTCAAACTTAACGCCTGCTTGTTGAGCCATTTCAACTGCTTTAGACAAACGAGCTTGTGCGTCTTTAACTTTTGCAGTCAAAGAGTTCAATTCTTCAACTTGTTTAGCAATATCTTCTTCGCCTTTAGCAAGGTTGTCATACACAACTTTTTCATCAAGTTGTACGTTAATACCTACAGCTTTTGCGTCAGAAATAGCTTTTTGCAATTTTGCGTTAGCTTCATCACGCCCTTTAGCAAGTTCTTCAACTTTTTTGCCTTGTTCATCAAGGTCTTTAGAAGCGTCTGCTACTGTTTTGTGAGTGACTTCTTTACCTTCCTTGACTTCTACATCAAGTTTCTTAGCTTGGTCTTTAAGTTCAGAATATTTCTTGTCAAGACCTGCTTGATCTTTCACTTCTTCGGTTTTAGGTGCTTCTTTAGTTTCTGCTTGCACCTCTTGTTTTGGAGCTTCTGTATTAGTTGCTTTTGGTGTTTCTGTAGTTGCTGTTGCTACAGGTTTTGCGTCTGTTGGCGCTTTCACTTCATCAGCAGAAGCTACTTGCCCTGCTAGGAACATTGTTGAACCAAGAATAATTCCTGTAACAACTTTCCCTGCTTTGTTCTTACGAATAAAACCGTGTCCTTTTTCTTTCAATTCCATTAAGATTGATTTCCTTTCTTTTTCATAAAGATTAAGCCTCATTGACTTTATCTTTCAATCCCTTACCTGCTTTAAATGCAGGAGACTTCTTAGCTGTAATAGTGATTGTTTCGCCTGTCTGTGGATTGCATCCTTTACGTTCAGCACGTTCTCGAACTTCAAAAATTCCAAAGCCGTCAATACGAACTTTTTCTCCGTCAGCCAAGTGTTTTGCGATTGCTTCAAACACATAGTTTACAGCGTCCTTTGCGCCTTTCTTAGTCAAACCAAGTTCAACTGCCATAGGCTCATAAATGTCACGTTTTGATTTCATTTTAACACCCCCTTTGTGACATATAAGATACTTTTAATTATACCACCCTTTTTTATAAAAAACAAGCAATAAACAACAAAAAAGTATTGAATTATATTTTATAAAACAATACTTTTTCTTCTCTATTTTACCTCTATTTCAACACTTATTGATTTTTTTGATGGATTTTCTAGCCATAAACCACTAATTATTTCTTTCTCCTTCGATACAAATTTTTTATAAATTTCATATTCTGATAGCTTTGTATCAAGCAATTTCTTTGATAAATCAGCCATATCTCCATTGAATTTTACGGTTGCTTTTAGTTTTTGCGACAATAATTTCTCAACAGACACATGACGTTCTTCTGCCAATACTTCAAGTTTTTGATAGTAAGGGTTATCTGGACTAGGAGTTGCTACTAATTGTTGTAGAATTTCTTCTGGGTTAAAACTCTCCGTCAAAATCTGGGAGATTTTCTGGATAGCTACTCTCTCAGAAGCAATCTGCTTATTTCTTTCTTCCC